GGAGGTTATCTCTTGCGCGAATTTCCTGTTGCCAAGATAATAATCATAAAGAGCCTCATACTGATCTGCTCCTGCGCTTATCTGGCAAATAGGTTCATTCTTCTTGCCAGGTCCAGTTACCCATGCCCAAGTTTTCTTTTGTATCATATAGGTAATAATGCCCTGGTCGATAGCCGTGGAAAGATTGGCTCTAACGGTCATTGTCTGTTCAGCGTTTATCATCTCGTTGAATTTCTTGATGCCGTCAATCTTATTCCTGCTAATCTCGTTCTCTACCGCCAATTTTACTTGTGCGAACGTCAAACTATCAACATCTCTTATGAAGTAAGCTTTGGCTACCGTTCTTAGTTTATCCTCTCCCAGCCCAATCTTAGAGGAATATATTAAAGCTTTTACTGTAGCCATCTCCTCTTCTTTCATCGCTTTCCTTTCTGCCGATCCAATAAGATCTTCGATAACGCATTTAGCTACCTTGCCAGTAAAATTCTTTCCACCTTCTAAGTGGGGACAACAATTCATCAACCAATACAATAACTCCATGTCGGTATCTTGTAGTGACATTGACCCTCTTAATACAAGGTTTTTTGGAGAATATATTACCCTGCCATTAGGGCCATTGATCTTATTTTCCGCATACCTCCATGACTCTGTGCCTGATTTTGTCTTTACTGTCGCCAAAAGAGGAAACGCAATAGAGTTGGGTTTGTCTGGGAGTCTGTTGTGTTTTAATCTTGATGGTTTAATCCTGTGGTCAGGATATGTAAGCCGAATCGGAAACTTTGGATACCTTTTTTTGATGTCATTGATGTCCTGTGCCGTCAATCTGTAAATTTCATCGTTCTTGTATAACATAGCTTTAAAATTAATTGGGTTTATTTAAAAAATGGGAGAGCCTTTTACAGCCCTCCCTATTATTTATTTATTGTGGCTATGAGGATGGCTCAAGAATCACGAACTGATTTCCCCCACGGAAATGCGCACCTACATGGCATCTCTGATAGGTTTCTCTCTTGTCGAATTCCGTAACTTTCAAACCTTCTCCAGCCCCACTAACTTGCCAAACTTCCATTCTCCTGCTGTAACGGCCAAGTCCACGGTATCTGGTACCAATAGATTCAACCATATTCCCGGAGACGGGATCTTTCTTCTTGTTGATAGGCATAAACAATCCGAGTTTTGGTCCGATATTTTCATATCCCGTTGCTCCATAAAGCTTAGGATTGTTAAATACGCCCATTCTCTTGAATAGGAATGTCCTCTCAGATTTGGTTAGATACTTGAAGTTCACCGAAGCCCCTAAAGACTCGTTTGCTTTAAATAGGACTTCATTAGTGGTCTGTCTCGCATACTGGATATTTGTATCGGCAAAATAAGTCACAAGCGCATTCTCAATATCCTGAGACAAGGTAATGCCCAGTAATCCTAGAATGTGGTTTCCTGCTCCTTCACGATCAAGAGTATTGTCCATCTCGTCAAATTCGCCAATATCAAAGGTTCCTGATGTGTAAGATTGCTCATTGCCTACCCTTCTAGCGTAAGGAACGAATCCCTCTGTAGTCTTGATAGCTCTACCTGTATCTGAATCTACAAGATTGGTATTGACGGTTCTTTTGCCAAAAAGCAAAGCTCCATCAATCCTTAGTGCCATACGGTAGTCAATATCTACTTGTCCGAGAAAATAGTATGCGGGAATTTTATACCCCATAGATGTAACATCAAACCAATCTTGATTTACCATTTCTGAACCAGTAAACCCAATAGTTTCTTTTATGATCTGAGCGTCATTATCGTACTCCCAGGTTCCCCTGATAGCACCGTCTGGCTGTCCTGATCCTTCTGAAAACGCATTGGATATAATTATAAGTTCATCGCCTGCCGCAAGAGCTGGGAATTGATCCGTATCGTCATTAAGCGTACAGGTTACTGCTGGCGCTGTAGGCGTGGTAACATCAATAGCGGTAACAGATCCGGTAACTTCATTTGGGAACAATATAATATCCCACTGTCTTACATAAAAGTTGTTGTTGGCATCAAGGGAGTCGGAACTTAAAACAAAAGTTATAGTGGCCCCTACCGCTGGTTGTGCCACGGTATCGTCAACAATACAAACTTCATGGATTCTGTTTTCTTCGTAGTGTCCATAGGTGTCAAGGCTTACTTCTTTCTCAAAACCAAGTGACCTTAGTAATTGAAAATAACTCGCACCTTGATCGCCATATCGTGCGAAAAGCACGTTCATTTTTTCTGGTTTATAAATATCAAAACCTGAAACAATGTCTGAGGCGTATATTTGCGCAATAGCATCTGGATTCATTTTATTTAAAATTTAAAGTTCAACATAAAAATACACACCTCTTACTTACAGACTAATATCTACTCATTTCTTTAGCGAACAACTCGTCCTCCGTTTTCTCCTTATCGGTTTTTGCCGGAGTAGGAGGCGTGGGAGGAGTGTCGTTGTTTCTTCCGGGTGATGGATTGGAGTACATTGCGTGGACTTCTGTTTCTGTCATGGTTCTCGCCCTCTCAAATACGGAGTGTACGATTTCTGGTAGCTTATTTATCATTAATTGGTTATAAACCATTGTGGAGATAGTTTTCACGTTTGTTTCATTGAGTTCCATTTGGTTCTCAACGGCATAACTGGAAACAAACTCTTGAATCTCTTTTCGTTCGGATTCTGATACCTCATAGTCCAAAAGAGGATCCGTTGCACCTTTAATGGGTACTTTCAGCTTAGCCAGAACATTACTGATGTTTTGTCCTACATTGCTCCATCCGGTAGTGAGTTGATTTTTTTCCTCTGGAGTTAATTCCTTCGGTTTTGTTGGGTCATTGGATGGTTCAGGAACTTTTAATTTTTCCTTAACCTCTTGCAGTGACCTTTTTGCTATGTTTCCATCTTGCTCCATAGCCATTTTGTTGATAGCAAGATCCTCCTCGTCAACTTGGTCAGGATCCACATTATACCTTTTCTCAAAGTATTTACGAACCTGTGCTTCCTTTCCTGAATACTGTGGATTGTCAAAAACGTACTTCGTTACCAATACGTCCATGGAATCCATGTTCGCTATATCCGAAGTATTTATTTTACGGAACAATCCATAATCATCTTTGCCTGTCTCTCTCACAAATTCATTGAACAAAGCCACTTCGTCAGTAGCGAAGTTTGTTTTGGGTTTTGTTTCAAGTTGTGTTTTAAGGTTGGTGTTCTCCTGTCTCAGGGTTCTAACTTCATCGAGAGCTTGTACTATATTTGCTTGTTTGACCTCATCAACAGTCTTAAAACGATCTCCGAAAATCTCTTTCAAAAACACGTCTCGCTGTTCCTGGCCTTGGTTCGCCTGTGGTGGTGTTGCTGGTGGTGCGGCTGGCGGTGCGGGAGGATCGTCCTGTATTCCTCCTGCGGGATCGCCTCCATCTGTAGTAGGCGGCTCCATTCCTGCCTGTTGCATCAATTTAGAGGCATCTAATCCTTCTAAGTCTTTTAATGCCTCAAATTCCGGGTTTCCTGTAAAATCTTTCTTTGTCATAGTTATGCCGATTAAGTTGTTTGTAATTGCCTTTTGGTCTCTCTGTCAAAAGATCTGTCAAGGGATATTTCTGCCATCTTCCTTTCGTGTTCCCTTGCTTTGTTTCTGTCTTCTAAGTCTGCCTTTAGTATTTCCAGTTTAATTTGCTGTTCTGTCTCCCATGCCTTATTCTTCCTTTCCTCCTCTGCCTTTGTTTGTGCGATCTTGGTTTGGTTTTCAGAATCTATCTGCATATTCTCTCTCTGTATCTGTAGTTGCCTTTCTTTGTTTTTCTTTGACCTATAGTTTAGCATTATCTCAGCTAGCTTGGCGTTTCCGTTTTCCAATAAACGCTCTATCATCATAAAATCTCCTTCCTCTATGCCTACCCATCCGTCCTTATCTGGTTGCATGGCTTTCATGGCCGCCTGCATGATAGTTTGTTTTCTTTCTTGTGTTGGCTTTGCTTGAATAAGTATCTCCCAATCCGCATCCACTACTCCTGCGCCTACTGATAATATCTTGACTCCCGATCCTCCTATTACTGGCAAATATCCCTCATACGCCTTTTTATCGTATTTTATGAGGTTTTGTATTCTTATCGCCATTGATCTTGCGGCAAGCTCTTTTATTCTTATATAGCCGGAATATATTGGTTTTAGCGCATTGTTTGTTGCGGCAATAGCCATTTCGGTTCCCCCAACACTTTGATTAGGATCTGGAGTGGAAGCATCGGCTACCCTATTTATTCCC